AGGGCCAGAGGAATAGCGCTCCGTTTGGTTAACTCACGTTAGGGAGTACGCATGTTCTGCTCGGTACCCCATCAAATCCCTTGTGCCCCAGGGGTTTTGGCTGGTGTGCTGCGCACGAACGAGTATGCCGTTTTTTTCCGGCTTTGACTTAAGGCGGAGTGGTAAGTGGTTATTAGGTGACAGTCACATCTACTCGTACATAAAACGAACACCTAAGAACCACTTGCTACTCCTTCTAAAGATAAATAGGGATTTTTTGCCCTATTCGTTCGTTCGTTTGCACCTCCTGAAAACCCTTGACCTGCAAGGGATCTCGGCCTAGTCTGAAGGCGTCAGGTCATCCCCTAACTTGGATTACTTCACCTTTTTCAGAGATGAATACCTAACTGGAGAAGATTTGCTCTCTTTTGCAACAAGTCTTAGGTTGTGTCAAACCGAACTCGGTATGACTTCCTGCTGGTGCATTAAACGGATCAACCACCCCTCCCTCAAATACTTCACCAGCTCGCACCCCTCACGCCCCTTGTTCAAAGGTAAAGATGCCAGGCTCCTGGCGATGGCCCTGGCAGATAAGTACGCACCAGTGGATGGGCCGGACCTGGTGGTGCGCTACTCCTGGAGCACCTCACAACACTGCATCAACCCAACCCACTACTTCTTTGGTAGTACCCAGGACGTGTGGATGCAGAATGCCAAACGCAAAGGACGTGAAATCAATCCCTCCATCGTGGAGGCAATCAAGCAGCAAAGGAGCGCCAGCAAAAGTGAGTGGACCTATGAGAAGCTGAGTAAACAATATAAACTTCCATATCATGTCATTAGAAGAATCTGCAACGAAGGAGCCTACTCCAATGATTGAAAAGGAAACGGAAGCTCTCAACAACAATCTGGATCACATCTTTAGTTGCAATACAGAAAGCTATGACGATAAGTTACAAGAACTAAAGCAAGAGAACGTTAATCGCTACTGCTTGTGCCACAAGAAAGGATTCCCAGGGCACCACAACAACTTTGGTTTGATGGGTGAATGTAAAGATTGCTTAGCAGAAATTGAAAATGGGCGCTGTTCTGTTGACGTTTGTAACTTTGATATGGACATTTACTGGACAGTCCGTAACTTCTGGTTGAAGGTTGATGTCAAAGGACCTCATGAATGTTGGAAATGGCTGGGTGGTACCAAGAAAAACGGACAAGAAACTGTTGCTTACATGCCAAGTCCCTTCCACTCTGCTAAAACACAGTCAGCTTCTCGTGTTGCCTTCTGGCTTAGCCGTGGTTATACGGGACGGTACCGCATCTTTCACCAAGAAGGTTGCGATATTACCTGCTGTAATCCGCTCCACTTGCGTATAAAGGAGCTAACATTAACCTCTCAACCCACTGAAATAAAAGCGGTCAATCTGAGCTATGGCAACATCTTCGAGCACGCAAAAGCCAACATCGAAAATAAGTCGAGTTACTTTGAGTAACCATCATTTACCTACAAAGGAGTATGCAGGTTTTGTATTTATTGATGGTGTAAATCACTTTACCGACTGGGTAGATACTGAAGCAGAAGCAAGTTTAAAGCTATATGAGTTAAAAAATAAATTGAATTACGATTCGATTGAAACAATGGAGATGGAAGGATTCTATCCAGAACGCGCTAAAATTATTGAAGATCGTTACCAAGCCAGCGGCCGTACTAACGGTTTATATACTGGCTTATGCACTACAGATGGCTAGATTCTTAGCAACATTACCAGTCAATATTGGTCTTGTTAACTTACAAACAGTAGAGGCATATCCCGTTGGCGGCACTGGTCCCACTGCTTATGGTCCGACTTCCTACTACGGTAGTGATCCACTGCCTCCATATCTGGGAGATTCTGTTAATAACCCTGTTAATCTGGGGGATTTCACGCCTGTCTATAAATCGTTAACAATCTCTAATGCACATGGTGGTTTGTCCCGTAGTCAAACCACCTTTTATTCTTTCAATTTAATTAGGCCACGTTCAATCAAACTGACGCAAAACTTTAGCCAGTTTGCTACAACTTCAAATACAAACCGCAATACATTAGTTGCGTTTTATAAGGTAGAAGATGGCAATAACCGTCGTGAATTAGTTGTTAATGATGACGGCTATGTAGTACCGGATGCATCTGTTATTGATGGTGGTGATGGTGATGAGTTCCCCACTTTCAATCCAGATTATCCAACGTTGATGTTGGATCCAGGACAATATATCTTTTTAATTACTAACGATATCCGCTATTTAGAAACAACATATTCCATTACAATTGAAGGATTTGTTATTGACTGGCGTTACGTTGCAGAGGATGTAGAAGATTCTCTTGAGTTTGGTTTACTAACTGAAGGAGTAGAAAGCACGTTTGACTTTGGGACCATTACAGGTTGACCACAATCAATAATCTGCTAAGGTATTCTTACTTGCATTCAGCTCATGAAAACTGTCACCTATAAGGAATTAGAAGACAGATTTGATGAGATCCTAGGAGATGTATTTGAAAACCATATCCATTACAAGGTTCTAGTAGAACCAGGTAAGGCAGTAATGCTGGTGCCCTATGAGGAATATAAAGTCCTCATGGACACCTATAACCACTGGGTTGATCAGAAAGAAGAAATCGTACCAGAAGATAACTTATTCTGATCAGGTGCTACGGCCTTGATTAGAAATACGACCCAGTGCGTTTAAATAGCTAGCACGGTCCATACCAAAGATATTATTCATCTCTTCATCCATACGTTCACGACGACGTTCCATTCGATTGGCACGCTCTTCTTTACGCTTAGTTTCTGCAATATCTGCTGCTAAGTAGGGATTCTTACTTGCTTCAAAGAAAACAGTAGGGTCAAACTGAGTAAAACCTAAGTTTGTTGGAATAGGTTCACCATTATCCCGAAGAATTGGTGTTGTAGGACGACCTAATAACGCATCAGCAGAAGCACTACGCATTGCTAATGCACGATTAAGATTCTCAGTAGTTGATTCTAAAAACTTTCCTTGACCGTACAGAGTCGATGGCCGCACAGATTCTTGTACAATCAGAGGATCCTGCGGTTTAATCTCAGTAGTAGGTGGCTTGGGTTGACCCATGGACTCTATTTAAGCTTGACCTCTATACTTACTTTATCTGAAACAAACCTGTACAGGTGAGGCGCCAGCTGGAAACCCCCGATGATCAAGAGGACAGCAAGGATCAGCTCAGCATAGGTAATGGGGCGACGCATCAGTGTAGTCCTTTTACAGAGGATTTTAAAGACCTGCTCAAAGCAATGTCAACTAAAACGATGTTATCACTAATGTCAACCCAACAGAAGAATTTTGCTAATTCTTTATGGGAAGCTTCTAACTTTGGTGGTCGGCCTAAGCCAGGGGACTTTAAACACCTGGAACCAAAACGTGATTACTACGAACTGGTTTTGATGATGGATCATCAACGCCAGTGGGAAGAAAAGATCCGCTATTGCAAGCAAGCAAAAAGTTGTTAGGCTAATGGAAAACAACCTGGTTAATGAGCTATCGCTTTACCGATTTAGATATCAACTCAGTAACGGTTGAAAATTACCAGGAGATTGTTAAGCCTTCCTTAGCAGCCCAGATTCAACCCTTCATACCGCCAGAGGGATCGTTTGAAACGACAGATCTTCAGCGGTATTTGGAGTTGGTTAAGAGCTATGAGGTAACAAGTACAGATTTAATTCATGGTTTATCGCTGGCAGATCAGATTAGGATCACGTTCAGCGATATGAAACCAGCCACAATCTGTGAGAAGTTTCCCGACATTGACTTAGCAACAAAACGACGGTATCGTTGTGTAGCTGAATATTTAATTAGGCAAGGTGAGCTAACCAAGCTAAAGGATGAGAAAAATAAACTCCTAAAAAAACTTGGTAACATGGGCAAAATGGTTGTCATCTATCAGCCATTACCCAAGCTCTGTAAAACATTACACCAAACAGGTCTCGGACAATTTATTAAAGATGAGCAACAGGCGGCAAAGGTTAATCAGCGGTCTTCTCTCCAACGCCAAGACTGGTGGGGAGATGAAGATGACCCAACTAGTAGTGGAGAGGATCTGTGCTGACATGTGTGACTTCTATGAGAAGTTCTATGCCAACGAAGGTCCTGGTGCCATTGTGTATTTACCACGGGTAGAGGATCCTAAGAACTCGATGTTCTATCTGCCGGTACCAGCAATGATCCAGGCACAGTCTGACTTCCGTAGTCGTGAGATGGAGGGGCCTGCGGATGTGATGCAAAAAGCAATTGCACGGGCAGAATCTATTGACCCTAAGACAGCAGGACTATTTATCATTCAAGACGATAAAGAAATGTCCTTAATTTGCTATAAGCGTGATCAACCACTGGCATTTAGTGAATCTGAATAATGCATAAACAAGGCGGTGCACGTGCACGCAATTATCACACTCTCTATCGTATTTATAAGTTAGAAGATGATTGGTGCACCCCTGTTTCTTACCTGCCTTTGATCTATCACACACTAGATTATATTGATCTAGATCCCTGCTCCACGGCTCACGCCAACAAAGAGTTCATCCAGGCAGAAAAATTCTTCTGCAAAACAGATGATGCGCTTAATAAGCAAGAACCGTGGAGCGGAAATGTCTATTGCTTCCCACCAACATACGGCCGCTGCTCCTTCAACAAGCAACGTGGCAGCTGGCGTTGGTCAACCCGTGGTGGCTTTGGTGGCATCTCACCCTCAGTGGCTTGGTTCAGGCGCCTGGAGAAGGATTGGAAGCTAGGGTTTGTGAATTCTGCTTTGTTCTTCAGTATTTCCCACGAAACACTGCGGAAACAGCAAAGCATCTGGGATTATCCAGTTTGTATTCCAAAAGAACGTCCTAAGGTGATGCACGGACGTAATTTTTACCAACTAGAAAACCCACTGAAATGGGGATTCTTTGTGTATCTTCCGCCTAAGGACCTGGGAATTAACCGTTTGGCCAAGTTTGAAGAAGCTTTTTCAACGCTTGGCCGCGTCATCATGTGACGTTAGCTTATCGAGCCCTAAAAATATTGCGGAAAGAAGCAGAGCTGTCAGTGTTGCCGAGACCGGAAGGACCGCGTGGCTCAGAAGGTAATGCACCGATGGGGACAGTGCCGCCAAGAGCAGGGAAGATGAAGCGGTCATCTTGAGAACGTTCAAAAGTGATAGGAAGTTTACCTTCTCTGCTTCTTGCTTGAATATAATTACCTAAAAAGTTCAGGCCGGTGTTGCTGTCATCAACACCTTGCGCCTCACTAAACCGGTTGTCAACCAGGTAAGATTGACTCTTTGCAAATGCCATACTAGTATTCTTGCAGAACTAAACACTCCATGGAAGAAGACAACGTAAATCACCCTTCTCATTACACATTTGGCCACGTGGAGTGCATTGATGCTATTGATGCGTGCATGTCATCAGAGGCGTATCGTGGCTACCTGAAGGGTAACGTAATGAAATATATTTGGCGTTATGAGAATAAGGAGAATCCGGTGCAAGATTTACGTAAAGCGCAATGGTATTTAACCCGGTTAATTAATACTTATGGAACCTGATTGTCCAAGCATTGATTTAACTCCTGAGGAATTAAACTACTTGCGTACCTTAGAGCTTCAAGATTTTCTAGATCATCTTCAGAATAAAGGGCTGCTGAACCAGTCGATCTTGGACGTTGATTCCAAAGCCTAAAGAACTCATCAACGACTTCGTTCTTTGGATCCCAACGAAGTAGTTGTTCTTCTAGGAACTCAATTCTCAGCAATATTAAGCAGGCATTTTGGTAACTTACACTTGTGCTCCACCAGTAGGGGCACATCAGTGTCGGGTTGCAGATATACACCAAGTTCACTCCTTCTGCGATCAACAAAACGTTTATTCCAGAGGATATCTTTATTTATAAATGGCGACCATTCCTGAATAATTTCTGTACGATCTGCGCCAGAATTAATCAGCTGGAGTAATCTACAATCTTTAAATTGTGTAATCCCAATACTATAGGCATAACTTAAGATTGCACCTTTCTTCTTCTCATTTAAAGGCAAGAAGATTAAATCCTGGAGTATAAAAACAAACTCTTCCAGGTCTTTCTCAAGCTGGC